GTTTGGGGAATGTAATTAAACTTGTGACCAGAGATAAGCACGATAAGGTTGAAGATCTCTTTAAGGCCAAGCATTACATAGACCTGGAACTTGAAAAAGTTTTTGGGTTAGATAGTGATGGTAATAAAATACCAGAGGAACTATTGAAAAAATCCTTATAGGAGTATGGCAATGAACTTATCTGATTTTGAAGATCCGGTAATGAATGAGAGAAATAACAATACGCCTGTTTATATAAACAGATATATTGCACGATCTCTTATTGATATAGCCGGATTGGAAAATAAAGATCCTCAAGCATTAGCGGAGTATTTTCTACAAGTAGGAATTAACTCCGTTAAGCATTACAAGGATCAAGAAGTTATATTTGATATTGAAAGTCTTTAATTAAGGTCTTCCAGTATATCAATGATGTTTTTAACAGCATCATTGTTCTTCATGTGTTCATCAACGATGGTTAATTGAGCTTGGTCTAAAGGCTTAGAAAACACCACATTCCTGTGCGGTACAGCGACAAAAGCAAACACATCTATCTCATTATTTTTATATTGTCTGTGTTTTGAGTGTTGGCCCTTACGCATATCAAACCGCCAATTACCTCTGTGTTCTTCTATTTGTGATTGAGTTTTGACCTGGCACTTATACAGTTTTAAGTTGTGTTCAAAGATGATGTCTGCGGATGCGTTGTGAGGTACAACTGCTACTGTATTGCAAACTTGAGAGAGGACTGCGGCTGTGAGATATTCACCAAAACGACCAACTCGTTCTGTTGCTTTAGGCATTTTATTCTTTTAATTCTTCTACTGTTTGTTCTATTTCTTTGACAATGATGTCTGGATAAATGGCTTGTAAAATAGTTCTTGATGCTGTTTGATTTTCTCTAAATATTTTATCTAATTTTTCAATTTTTTTAGATTTTGGTATTCGCTTATAACCAGGAGATTGAACAAATGCTTCAACCTGTTGTCTTAGACCAAGGTCTGTTGTGTTGCAAGTAGTTGCTCGTATTGCACAGGATTTAATTGCACATCACCAATTTGTCTTTTTGGCAATGGTGGTATATATCCTAGCCTTACAAACTCATTGAAAGCTACATCATTTTTTATTGCCGAAACATTTACCGGAGAATATTTACCACCCAATGTTTCTTTATAAGTTTTTATTTCTCCAAATACATTTCTTCTTGCTGGTAAATCTTTAGATGTTTTTACTCCAAGCTCACTAAAGACCTCTGGAAAACGATTGGTAAAAGAATCACCAAGAGATCTTGCATCTCTTATAATTGGATCATCCGCTTTCCTTTCATAGTAAATGCCCGTTGGAACAAAACTTGAAATAAATCTGCTTATAGTTGCTTCGCCATATCTATCTGGATCATTAATCATTTCTATTGCATCACTAAGTCCAGTTAAAAATGTTTTGTTGGTAATATTCTCTGAAAAAGATGCGGCCACCATAGACATTAATTGTCCTAATTCTAAGGTTTCTTCTTCAGTAAGTTGTCTATTAACATACTTTCCAATATCAGATATATCAGCAGTAAGTCCAAACAATATACCAATAGGCTCAAATCTATTATATGAATAGTATTTATCTCCAACTCTAATTGAATAAGGCTGCCATCCAGTTTCCAACATTACCGATCTTTCTCTAGAGTCTGATGGCCCTCTGCCGGTGATTAATCCAGAACCAGCATAATGATATACACCAGCCGCAACAGCACTTCCTATGGCTAATTTTGACCTAGCTAAATCTGCTTGTCGGCCCCCTTGTGCAATAGCTTTTTTATATGCGGTTGTAAACATTGCTGTTCCTGGGAATCTTTCAAAAGCAAATTTCACAATATTTACTGGGGTTCTGACAAAAGGAACAATAAATCGCAAAGATGGAACTTTTGCTATTATTCTTTGCAAGGCTTGACCGGCTGTGCCTATTTTTCCCTCTCCAAGTGGAGTAGTAAATGTTTGATATCGACCAGCATCAATTGCATCTAAATGAACTTTCGGATCTAATAACTCTGGATTACGCATTAACTCGTACGCTCTTTTTAATCCTTTACCCTCTTTTTGTGAGGTTCTAAATGCTTGGCCCCACATTTCTTGACGATAACCAATAGATTTAAAGAAAGCATCTTCAGCGACCAAGGCTGTTCCAGGGGTTCTAATTAATTTTCCTAACGGACCGGGTATTACTTTTTGTCTATCTAGTTCCAATTTGCTCATTGGATCTATAGCCTCTCCATCTATAATGGCTTTTCCGGCCGCTCTTACACCATCCAACGCACCATAAATACTTCCTAATAGTCTTGCTCCCGATTCGCCAAAAGTAATTCTGTCTGGCCTTCTAGTAATTGCACCTATAGCGGATGCTCCAAAATATTCTATTGGAGTCAATCCAGCAACCAAAGTGTTGGATAAAGTATTTACCAGGTGTGTTGACGGAGAAGATAACAAAGCGTTAATCCAAAATTCTTGTATGTAATCAATAAATCTAGGTTTGTATTGATCTCTTGCAAATTTTGCTACCGCCGCAGGATCATTAAGCATAGACATCTTTTGTGCAATGTCTTGAATATTATCAGTACCACCTTTTAAATTAATAAAATCTTGAATTGTTTTATCTCTTACTTTCGGATTGGTAGATGCGGCCGGTCCAACTGTTTCTCTAAAGGCTCTCAAAGCACGACCAGCTTCAGCAGTAATACCAGCTATTTGTTCTTGTATTGCGGCTACTCTTGCCATTGCTTGTTGAAATTTAACCAAATCAACCTGTGTAGCATTGGTACTCTTTGCTAACCGAGCTAGATCTTGTGCATCTTTTAATGCCTCATCAAATAAAATTCTTGCGGCCATTACCTCTTCAGAGTTAAATGCTTGACCAATTTTTCTTTCTAACAAAGTAGAATCAGTTAAATTAAGATCTCTGGCTAATGCTTCTAAGTTTTCACCTTTACTTCCAAACCTAACAATCCCCCTTCTTGCATTTTCAAAACTACTATTGTCTTTTGCAATCTTGCGAATAATATCTTTTATTTCACCCGGCTCATTAATTTTATCTAAATTAATATTACCAGCGAATTTATCATCTGGGATACTCCCGCCTGGCGGTGTATCTGATGGTGGTACTCTTGGAGGTCTTTTATCAAAACCATAATCTTTTGGAGTATAGCTGGGCGGCAAATCATCTGCCGGTCTAATTCTAGCAAGGTCTTCCTCAGACATAGACATAGATTTTTCTCTTGCCATGGATTGTTGATAGATCTCATCAGTTTGTTGTCTGGCTATGTTCTCTTGCTCAATTCTGTCCGCTTGTATAGATATTTCTGCATCTTGTTCATTTATTTTTTTAAAGGCTTGTTCAACATCAGCGTCAGACATTCGCAATGGATCATAACCATTTTTTTCTAACTGTTCTATTTTTTCTAACTTCCTAGTTTCTGTTTGTTTCCATTGATTGTATGCAATCTCATCATCCGGATGTCTTTTATTTGTTGCTATGGCATCTATAATATCGTCTGATAAATCAGGAACCTCGCCCTCATAAACAGATCTTGGTGGAAGAAATCCATCTTGCTCCATCATCTCTTGAATTTCGTCAAAGTCTTTTACACCGCCTTTTTTAAGAGTCCAAGGTGGCAATCTTCCGCTTTTACTATTTAAACCATTAATAAGTTCGGTCGCCCTGTAAAAACTAGGATCTATTTTTCTTGTTATATACTGTTGAGCTTTTCTTGTTTTGGGTTCCGTTGTTGGCTTTAAAGATTTTGGCAATACACCAGGATCAAAAGTTTTTGTAATATCTACTTTGGCTTCTTCTAAAGAATTATAAGTTTTTATTGGCCTGTTTATTTTTTCTTGTTTTAAAAGTTTTGTTGCTTCTGTAATTTCATCTGGCGATAGGTTTCCACTTATCTGTAAATTTTCTAAAGCATCATTAATTTCTTGATCGGTTCTTGCATCTTTTAAAATTGCCTCATATTGATTTTCTGCGTTCCTGGTTATTGCAACTTCTTTGCCTTTTATTTTTGCTGTTACTACACCAGTTTCCTCATTAATTTTAAATGGGTTTTTTCTTTTGGCCAATCGCTCCGCTTGTTTCTGTGCTTTGGCTTCAGCAACACTCATCGGAGAAACAACATTCGTACCAGCGTACGGGCCTGAGGTTATGGTTTCTGTTTTTATAGGTTGATCTGGAATATCTACTGATTTATTTTCAGGCACATCAACTGGTTGTATTTCTTGTGCTTTTTTGTTGGCCCTTAATTTACCAGCAAATCTAAATAAGCCTTCTACCGGTATTGAAATACCAGCACCCTCAATAGCCATTTTAAATCTTGCAACAGCTTCGTTATCATTTGGATCTGCTGCCAAAAACTCTGTGTATTGGTTAGGTATTGTTTCCTGAATAACATTTGAAAGTCTTTCTTCATATGGAGAAAAAGCAAATTGTTCTGCAACTGCTCCAGCACCAATAACTTTAGATCCTTGTTTAACCATTTCTGGCAAGTTTTTAGCACCAACAAGATCCATGCCTTTAGTTATTCTAGAATATGGAACCATAAATTGACCAATGTCTTGAATAAACTCACCAACTGGCACATCTTTAAAACCAAGAGGTATTTCTTTTTCACCAACCTTGTACTCAGGAAATCCAATATCAGATGTAAGTGTTGGCCTCATAGACTCTGGAGCGGCAACTTTATTAGCAAGATCTTTTAAGGGGCTTGGTTGTTCTGTTATTTTGTTTAAAACATTAAGAGCAGAAGCATCGCCATCTTTTACTGCTTTACCAATCGCCGCACCTATTTGACCAGGTTGTAATTGTTCTGCAAACCCGATTAAATCTAAGGTTCCAGCAAGTACATTTCTAGCACCGCCAACAATAATGTTGTATGCCTCATTAGTAATACTAAAATCGTCTTTTTTTTCTGAGGTTGTTGCCACAGATCCAGCGTAGGGATCTTGAGTTACGGGAACTGAACCAGCATAAGGATCTGCTGTTACTTGTGTTGCTCCTGCGTATGGATTGGTTTGATTTGTTTCTGCCATTTCATTTTACTGGACTGTGTATGTGTTCCCATCTGTGCCTTTGAACTGATCTCCGGACTTTAATCCAGCCGCTATTGCATCTGCGGTAGATGAAAAAGTTTGCAACTGTCCTGATCCACCGCCTATATCAGCTTCTTTTATGGCTTTTGCAGTAATATCCTCAATTAACATTGTTGCTGGATCTGCTTTTCTGGAAACTTGTAATACTCTTTCGTCTTCTTTAGTTAATACATAATTTGGATCTGCGGCAACTTTAGCCATTATGTCTGCAACATAATCTGACATTGTTTTTGGTTTATCTGGTTTGACAACACCAGGCAAAACCCTTTGTCCGGCTTGTGGTCCTTCTGTGTAATAGTAATAACCATCCCCAGCTTTAACCATTTTTGCATCTTTAGGCTTTTGTGTTTCTAGGAACAAGGCGGCTTTTTCTTTTAGGCTTAAAGCCTTTAACAATCTCTTTTGACTTTCAGGCAAGTTAGACTCGTCAATCGCTTTGTTGATCTCAGCCTCGCTCTGTTCGGTTGCTTGTTTTAACTCTTTTGTTTCTTGCATCTGTGATGCAATTTGTAATCTTCTAGGATCACCGGATAGTCTTGCGGTTTCGATGTTAAGAATGTCTGCTAGTTTTTGAAATGAATTTGCCATAATTATCTGTTAAGACCTAAAAAGGTTGCACCTGGATTCATTATTGATTGGTTTTGCTGTACAGGTGACATCTGCGGTTGTTGTGAACCAAAGCTACCAAAAGCATCCTGCACAAATGGAGAACCAAGAATGTTTAGTGCAGTTGTTACGCCTTCTAGTGAAGATGGCTGATAAGCAGATGTTCCACCAAATGATGGTGTTCCTGTAACAGCTTGTGAAAGAAGACCAAATTGTTCTTTTGGATATTGTAATGCTCTTTGGAACTCTCCATAAGGAACATCCAATGCTCTTTGTTGTAAGATTTGTTGTTGACCACCGATACCACCAAGCAATCCAAGGCTTCTGTATTGTTCGCCTAAGAGTTGTTGTTGGATACCGGCTTGAAATGCCCTGTCTCGCATCTGTCTTTCGATATCTGATTCTGCGGCTCTTTGTGCCTGTTCAAAACCAGCTTGTCTTAATGCGGCTGAAGTTCTTGCTTTTTGTTCTATGTAGGGCCTGGTTGCTTCAGTTTCAAGTAAAGCAGATCGAGAACCACCAAATGCACCAGCTTTAATTGCTCTTGATTGTGCTAATTGTTGGGCAATATCAGATTGTCTCTGAATATCAGCCATGGTTTGATCTATCACTTGTTGCTGATAAGGTGATTGATATGCACCAATATCTGCTTGCAATAAACCTGGTGTTGGTTGCTGGCCTAATTGACTAAGTGTTCCAAGTGGATCGTATTGTTGACCAGCTTCAAACATCCCACGGGTAGCTTGAAAGGCTCTAAGTTGATCCGGAGAAAATCCAGCAACTCTTTTGCCTGTGTAAGGTACAAATGGTTGTTTTGC